GGGGTCTCTGGCGCGGGCAAGAACCCCACGTCAGAAAAAGATAAGGCGCGCAGGAAGTCTTACTACGCACGGCACAACGCCCAAGACTCAAAACCAGACATCCTAAGTGCCCGATATTGGAGCCATAAAGTTAAATGGTGACCCAGTATCTTGTTGACATAGTTTATTAGTAACGCTAATATTAATGTACCATTCGTGTATCAGTACGAAAACTGATCGTGTCGTTCACGTAAAAACCGTACTCCCGTCTGCACAGACGTTAAATGCGCCGAGACCGCTCTCGCTAAAACGCGCGACCGTTAGTCTGCACGAAAAGGACGATTTACAAGGCTATTTTAATTTAATGCAAACAAATGGAGGCCATCATGGCTTTAACAAATTTTGCTAGCCTGACTTCTGAGCAACTAACCGCGTGGAGTCGGGATTTTTGGCGTCAAGCTCGTAACATGAGCTTCATCAACCAGTTCGCAGGATCTGGTTCAAATGCAATGGTTCAGCGTATTACTGAACTCACTCGTTCTGAGAAAGGCACCCGTGCTGTTATTACACTACTTGCTGATATGACTGGCGACGGTGTAACTGGTGACTACACTCTGGAAGGCAACGAAGAAGCGCTACGTGCGTATGACATCGTTGTTAATCTCGATCAGCTTCGTTTCGCTAACCGCATTGCCGGTCGTATGGCGGATCAGAAGTCGGTGGTTAACTTCCGTGAAACTTCACGCGACGCGCTGGCTTATGCTATGGCTGACCGTATGGATCAGTTGGCATTCCTCACACTGTCGGGTGTTGCTTACACAAACAAGACTAACGGTGCACTCCGCGTAAACAACGCAGGTGCGGGTCTTGATCTTGCTGACCTTGAGTATGCGTCAGACGTAACTACGCCTACTGCAGCTCGTCACCTCCGCGTTAGTGGCTCTGATATCACTACTGGTGATACTACGGCTGTTACAGCGACTGACAAGCTGGGTTACAAGCAGATTGTTGAACTGAAAGCTTACGCGAAGGATAACTATATCCGTGGTATTCGCGGTGCGGGCAACGAGGAGACATTCCACCTCTTTGTTACTCCACAGCAGATGGCTAACCTCAAGCTCGATGCTGACTTCCTTGCGAACGTCCGCAACGCTGGCGTCCGTGGCACAAGCAACAGCTTGTTCTCTGGCTCTAGCAGCCTGATGGTTGATGGCGTTATGTGCCATGAGTTCCGTCACGTCTTCTCAACTGAAGGCGGAACTACTGGAACTTCTGCTAACGCAGGTGCTGCCGGTTACAAGTGGGGTGCAGACGCAGATGTTACAGGCGCACGCGCACTGTTCTGCGGAGCACAAGCCCTTGCAATGGCTGACATTGGCGCGCCAGAAATCGTCGAAGATACTTTCGACTATGGCAACCAGTCAGGCATCTCTATCGGTAAGATCTTCGGTCTGAAGAAGCCTAAGTTCAACAGCGACTACAACGGCGCTGTCGAAGACTTCGGTGTTATCTGCCTAGATACTGCTCAGTAATCTCCCCTTGAGAGCATTGCCCCCTCACAGTTAACGCTGCGAGGGGGCCTTTTTAAAGGCTAGAAAATGAGAATTAAGGCCGGATTTGATTTGAGAGTAGCCACTTTAGGCGGCGGGGTTGTTTGCCTGCAAGCTGGAGTGGAAAGAGATGTTTCAGAGGCAATAGCAGCTATAGCTATTGGCATGGGAGCGGAGGCCATCGGTGTACCGATTGAGCCTGCCCCAGAACCCGTTGAGCCTGATGTCGACCCCGTATTTGAAGTCGTAAACGCAATCGAAGAGTTGATTAACGTTGGATCACCGGATGATTTCAAGACAACTGGCGAGCCCAAAGCAGCCGCAATCCATCGTGTGATGGGAAAGCAAGTCTCTGCGGACATTAGAGAAGCCGCTTGGGATCAAGTGCTAAATGGCTGATGGGAGCTAAAGAATCATGAGTGTATCTGTTCAATCAGTTGTAGACCGCGTTCAAATAACGCTCCAAGACACAACGGGCGTTAGATGGCCTGTTACTAGTGAGCTTGTTCTGTGGGTTAACGACGCACAGCGAGAGATTGCACTCTTCAAGCCAGACGCGTCGGCGAAGAATACGACAGTGACACTTGTCGCTGGCACTAAGCAGATAATACCCAACGATGGTAACCGGCTGTTACGCGTAGTAAGAAATATGTCTGCTGCAGTTGATGGTACTGGCGCACGCGCTGTACGAATTGTAGACCGCGAGGTGCTCGATGCGCAGTCCCCTACTTGGCACGATCCAACTGTTACCGGCGATGCTGCTCACGGCGCTATTGTTAAGCATTATATTTATGACGATAGTAATCCTATCAACTTTTATGTTTATCCTGGGGTTACGGGATCAGCGTTCGTCGAAATTATCTATTCGGCGAACCCAGTCAGCGTTACACAGAGCGATAACTTAGATGTCCCAGACATCTACGCAAACGCAGTAGTGAATTACGTTTTGTATTCAGCTTATATGAAAGATGCAGAGTACGCGGGTAATAGCCAGCGCGCCGCGAATCATTATCAGTTGTTCATGTCGTCTATTACTGGAAAATCTCAGATTGATGCAGTGACGAATCCTAATACTGATCTCATGTCAGCGGCACCTCGGATGGCAACCCGATAATTTGAGGTGACCGCCAATGGCGACTTTCGAGTCTTTACTACCAGACGTTTTACCCAGTGTTCATGGCTGCTCAGATGCGATGGCTATATCAGCTCTTCGCTCTGCGGCCATAGACCTGTGTGTCAAATCAGAAATTTATCAGCAAGAACTTGACCCTGTAACGACAGTTGCAAAAATCTATGAATACGACCTCGAGCCTCCAAAAGGCACGGTCGTTGAGAAGATTCTTTGGGCTGTCTACAAGGGTGACAAGTTAGAGCCTATCAGTACGGCGCTTCTCGAAAAGCGTCAGCCAAATTGGCGCGACCCTTCTAAATTTTCTATCCCCGAGTATTTTGTCCAGCAGACCCAAAGTACGTTTTGGTTAGCTCCGGTGCCAAATACTACGGTTGTCGAAAGCGTGATTTTACGTGCTGTACTTAAGCCAACAGTATCCAGCACGACACTTAGCGACGAGATACTAAACGATAATAAAGACGCAATTGTAAATGGCGCCTTGTTTCGATTGTTGCGAACTCCGTCGAAAGATTGGACTGATTACGCTGCGGCGCAGATGTACGGAATGCTTTACAACGAAGGCGTCAAAGATGCTGAGAATAAAGCGCGTTCAGGAAACACACCAATAGCAAGGAATGTGAAATATGGAGGTTACCACAGTAGCCCTTTCCGCCGGCGATACACTCAATATAGGTGAGATACGAACCGAGTGGCATTGGATTAAGCCTGCGATAGAAGAGATTCTCGAGGCCAATCCACACTTAACGTATATCCCAGAAGATGTGTACGCAGAGGTTAAATCGGGACACGCAGTATTGTGGGTTGCAGACAAAGCGTTTGCAGTAACGACTAGTGAGACAGACCAGTATTCAGGCGAAAAGACACTGCTCGTTTGGGTGTGTTGGAGTAAACCAAACGGAACATCAGTTTTGTTTCGGCACCTTGAAGAACTGACACGAGTTGCTGCGGACAGTGGTTATGCGTGGATCGAAACGAGGACCCAAAACGAGCGTCTAGGTGAAGCACTAGGGCACTGGGATTGGGAGCTGGATCACATAGTTTATAGGCGATCATGTCATGGCTTCAAAACCTAAACAGTCTGATTATCAAGCCTCTGATGCGGAGAAAGCCTCGGCGTCGGTAGCTCTTCAGAATTACAACTACTTTAAACAGAACTATTCTCCGATTCTCCAGCAGATGCGCGATAAAGCGCAAAACACGGACGTCGGTACAACGCTTCGCGGTCGTGCCAATGCCGACACTATGCAGGCGCTCACACAGCCCTCTTATCGAAATACTCAGCAGGTTGATTACGGGTCTGACCTTGGAAAAGCATACCAAGGACAGCTTGGCGTCGCGAATACCTCAGCGAAACAAATCCAGAACCAAATGGGTACAAATGTCCTTGGCACTGCTCGAGGGCAGGCGGCGGATGCTTCGACGGGCATGGCACAGCTTTCACGATTAGGCACAAGTGAAGCACTGAACCGCGCCAGGAATAAGCAGGTGGTTGCCCAATCCAAAATTGATGCGGCTGTAACTATGGGCGGTGCGTTTGGTTTGCAGGGTATGGACAATAAGTCTACCGGCGGCACTTTCTTTACTCCGAATGATAGTAAGGGCGTCCCCGTCACTGGCGCAAAAAACCGTTATAAGTATTCGATGGGGGGTTAGATAAATGAGCAATAGAAATTATGAAGACATGGAAGGTCTTGGCTTTTTGCCTACTAACGCTTCGCAGGGTAACTCATCGCTTCCGGCGGTTGCAGATCCTGAAGCGGCCTATGCCCAAATCACTCGCGGCGAGTTCCAAGATTACATTAAGAATTTTCGCGGTATGGAAAATGATCTTATCAAGCGCGCCCAGACTGACACCTCTTTGGTAGACCAAGCACGCCTAGATTCAACGTCGGCGAGTGACCTTACTAAGCAGATTGCGTCAAGAAACCAGCAGCGTTACGGCGGTCAAATGACGCCTGCTCAGCTGCAGGCGATGCGAGGTTCTATACAGCGTGGCAGCATTCTCGGGCAGATCCAATCGGTTGGTGATGCTCGCATTGCGCAGAACGAAGCTAACACTAACTTAATGTCAGACCTTATTAATATTGGCCAAGGCGTAAACCGCTCAAGTCAGAGCCAGCTAGGTTCTGCTGCAGCTGATGCTAGTTCGCGCAGGCAGGCATATGACGCAGCAAAAGCGCAAAGCCGTGCCAACACTTACAGCACAGTAGGGCAACTTGGCGCGATGGCCATTATGGCGTTAGCTTTTTAGGAGATAAAAATGGCCGGTTTAGGTGATCTCACATCGATGATGAATATGATGAATAATCGTAGGCAGAGTCGACTGGACAATGAATACAGGAACTCTGTTCTTGCGCAGCGTGGTGAGCAGTTAGATTACCAGCGAGGGCAGGACCAAATTAATAATACGGCCCGTGATAGACAACTCGCGGGGTATGAACAGTCGATAAAAAATCAGACTGAGGGGCAAGCTAACCAAAATGACGCAGCAGCAGCATTGCAGCGAACGCGCACTAATCGCGATACCGCGCAAAGCATACTTCCCGTTGTGGGTGAAGGTTTAAGCTTTAATAGTAACGGTGGTATTTCTATCAGCGATGAAGGAATGGCAAGCG